GTTGATTAATTCTTTAGCTATTTGTGCTTGTGTTAGTTTTCTACTAACTAAAGCATCTTCATCTTCTTGTAAAGCACGAACATCTTTGAAGTCAAAAGCCAAGTAGCCTTGTTCACTTGGAAATTCAGGCTCTAGTAATGTTTGCATAAATTGTTCTATACGCTTATATAGTGGCAACAAAGTTTCTTCCCAAAAGCTTTCTCTTGCTTCACGATAGTTACTATATGTGCTGCGCTGTAATCCTACATTAGCACCTACTAATATTGCAGGTACACCGAAACCAGCACAAATTCTGCTTTCTGATAGTTGCCTTAATTCAGGTATTTCCATTTGTCCAATAGAACTACCCATAACTTCATAACTAGCATCTTCGTCTAGTATTGCAATCCTGTGCCAGTTTCTGTCACCCCTAAACTGACCGCGCCATTGTGTTCGTAATCTATCAGCTTCTTCTTGACTGTTGATCCTACGTTTTAGTTTCAACATACCACTTGGAACACCTGCGTTGTTAAAAAAAGCTCTTGTAAAGTTTGTAGCGTCTGTGTCTATAGCTGTTTGTTTTAGCAATACTTGTAACGGGCTAAGACCGTAGAAGTCATTGTTAGGATTAGGGAATTTTAAATGTCCTATATCTTCAGCAGGTATAACATAACGCCTACCACCCACATCATAAGTATAAGCATTTTTGTCTGCATGTATTTCTATCCTGTCAGGTCTTAGTAGCATTAATGATACCACACCAACTCTTGCACGTTCCTTTAGGACATAGGCATTACCTGATATTTGCAAATGTGTAATTAGTGCTTCTAAAAATTCGTATTGTGTTTCTTTTGGCGCTGGATTTTTAATTAGGTTTGCTAGTGCGTTGTTTTCAGGATCTACTATTTCACCTTCTTGATTGTAAAGACAAAGCATAGCTTCAGCAGATGATGTTGCTATTTCTCTTATACAAGCAAAGACTAATTCATTACCTGCGTAACCATGCTGCGCAAAAGAAGCGTAATTTGCATCAGGGTAACTTGGTTGCAAGTCTGTCTGATTCATAACGCTTGTTACTATTTGTTCGTTGCTTTCTTGTTTGCCACGAAATCTATCTAATATACCCATATTATAGCCATACTCCAATACTAGGTGATTGATTCAAATGATAAACTGCTAGGGCTAATGCACAAACGCCATCGTCATGTAGTCCACTCGGTGCTGAATATTGCACACCTGTTCTTGTATAGACATATTCAAAAGATAGCAGTTCATCTAATAATAAACCTTCAGGAATTGTTATTTGTTGTTGCTGAATTGCAACTGCTAACCGTTCCATCAATTGTTGTTTTGATGAAGATGTAAATTTGAAACCTGTGTAATTGTTTCCTGCTTTTGCTAGAAATTCCATTATAGCATCACCTACACCTGTACTGTCAATTAATGCAGGTGTATCGCCTGTCAGTCGCTTTATTTCTTGCAGGGTTATTTCCCAAGCATTTTGAAACCTTTCTGATCTGCAAACATTTCCATCTTCGTCTAAAGCAACACCCCAAGTGTAGTCGGTTGATTTTGCTAAATCCCAACCCCATACAACAGGTGCTTTGCTAGACATTGTTTTTACACACTCATAAATAGCAGACACACCAAATGGATTGCCTTCGTCATCACTAGGTTCTGCCATATATAATTCTTGAAATACGTTTTGTGGCAAGTCACGTTTAGCTTCTTCTACTTCTTCTGCTTTGAGTATGCCACCTTGTACAGCGTCTTTAGCTGTTATTTTAGAATAATGCCAGTTGTCTAATCCACTCTGTGCTTTTCTTGCTAACTGATAAGCCCAGTTCTTGCGTCCTTTTACGTTACCTATAATTCTTACTGGTGCTTGTGTAGCTGTGATTGTAGATCTAACTGCAGCCCACACTTCTTCTTTACAACGTGACGCTTCATCTATAACTGCGGCATAAACATCTTCACCATATAAGCTGTCAGGCTTGTCACCACCTTTGAACCATATTGTTGCACCGTTAGGAATTGTTATGCTAAGACTAGAATTGTTATATGTATTACCCTGTTGTTGCTGCATTGTTTTTAGTCGTCTAAACGCTATTTCTGCTTGACTGTATATTGGTGCAATCCACCAGTAGTTTTTACCTTTTGCACCGTGTCGTATAGCTTGTTCTAGTAGCCATACAATGCAACCTTGTGTTTTACCTGATTTTGTGGAAGCTTCTATAATTGCAAATCTGTTAATAGGGTTGCGATCTTTATCTTCATCAAATATAGCTTCTTCTTGCTTTAAGTATAATTTTGGTCTGTCGTATCTTTTTTTAGTTAGTGTTGTCATCATTTAGTATTTTTGTTGGTGCATCTAAATATTCAATAACAGGTGACATTTCTATTTTATATTCATCTGACGTTACTTCTACATTAGTTTTTTGTTTCCACATATCGCCACCTACACGTTCTAACCAAAACATCATAGCTTTAGTGTCACCATCTTTTTTACTACCCATAGCCTTTTGATATAAAGCTTTCGCTATTGTTGCGGTAGCAATTGCCATGCCTTGATCAATTTCTTCTTGATAATATTTTTTTAACGTTTTGCGTGATTCTATGCCGATTGCTTTTATTATTACTTCTTGTGGTATGCCATGTGCAGACATAATAGAAACAATTGTTTTATTCTGTTCTGTCGGTTTATGTATTGGTTGTACCATTTATCCCTCGTGTGTGCGCGATGGGTATCATGAGCAGCTTTTTATACTCAAAATACACCTCATGTTACCGGTTACCCTTATTTAGCCATGCGATGGGCTGCACAAGAATATTACCCATCAACAGGACAAGGGAACTATTGCCCTACTTAATATTTTACTGAGAGATATTGGGAAAAAGCAAATAGGTGTCAATATACCAAAAAAATCTGCGACATGCCTTAGAAGTTGTTTTGATGCAATTAAACGGCATAATTAACATAGGGTTACTGGCATACTGGTTAACTTTATAGCTAATGCCTAGTTACTTTATAGTTACATTTAAGTTATTATAGTTACTATATTTTTTTATTAAAAAAAAAGATTAAGTAACTTAATAGTTATTATATAGATACTATATAGTTACTATAGTTAAAGGGAACAGAAAGTTTTTTATGTTTCTTTGGGATCTTTTGAAGACAATAATATTTATGAGTATTATTTGTGGAATAATGTTGATAGTTGTTTGGAAATATCCGGACGATTATTAAAAAAAAATCCCCACTATTTCTAATGGGGAAATTTTATATTTATGTAATCCTTTCTATACTGTAACTCTGTGATGATGACCTTTTTCATTTTGTCTTGCAACAACCTTCCATGTATCACGTCCATCTTCGTAAGTTCTTAGATACTGATTATGAGTTACTGTTGGTGATACATGTACTCCATCATCTGTATCAGAAATAACTACTTTTTGTATCAACAAACCAAATTTACGTTTCTGTGGATTGTAACCCTTAATCATTACATAATCTGCATCAACCCTTACAATGTCACCTACTTGGTATTGGTCTTCTGTAAAATACTTTTCTAAGTCTGATTCCATTTTTGGTTTACCGTTTTCTAACCTTGCATTTAATTTTGCAGTAAAGTGTTCGTCACCATAAGTAATCTTGTCTAATTCTAAAACTAAACCAAACTTCTTGAGTTCGTCTAACTTAGATTGTATCAACGGTCTGATTTGGTGTTCTAATGTACCCTTTGTTATTTTTGTAACTTTAAAGTCACTATATTTTTCTTTCATAATTTTGTCCTTTCTTAAGACATTTTTTATTGTTTATAAAATAATATTAGCAAATACTAAAACTCTTGTCAACAATATTTATATCTTAAATAAAATAGTCCCAAAAAATGGGACTAAATTATTTTTATGTTATCCTTTCTTTTTTAGTAACTATGCCATGTAGTAAAATTCATTTTCACCTAAAATTTGTTGTAACATTTTATCATCTAACCACCAAATCATAGGTTGAACATCAAAATGGTTATGCCATTTTGGGTTACCATGTTTGTCATATCTGTCGTCAAATGCCCTTTTCTTTTTTAGAGATTCACCAACCATCAACATAAACACAGTTACTTGTGTAAACCAAGATTGTGATGTTACTAAGTATTTTTGCCATATTTCTTTATGTCTTGGTAGTAAAACATTTGTACCGTAATAATTGTCATATAAATCTAGGAATGTGTTCCATAAATCTCTAATTACAATATTGTAATGAACAGAATTTTTACTATTCATAATCTTATCGTACATATTGACATCTGCATTTCGGTCAAGTAACCATTTTACAAATTCTTTCATCAATCCTTGTAATTTGTTGCCCTCAGATTGTAGTAACATTTCACCTATCATACTAGGCATATCACCATCTTCTATGTGCATTTTTACTACTTGTGCAGATGTTAGATCATTCATCTTTTTTTCA